TCGCATGGGCTGGCGCTGGCGCAAGTATTCTGGAATCAATAAGCATGACCATCATTGCCATATCTCTTTCACTAAGAAGGGCGATGCAGATGGCTCGTTCTTTAATATCCCAATGATAGGCGGCACAGCATGAACATGAAGCACCCAGCAATCCTTTCAGTAGGAGCGTTCCTAGCAGTATGGGGAACTACTTCTAACTTCTCACTTGACTATCGTGCAATCCTAGGCGCAGTTGTCGCTGGCGTATTTGGGTACGCATCGCCTAAACGATGACCGCACAGGACTACGCGGCTCTATCAGTCGCTATCATCTCAATCCTTGGCGGCGTTGCAGCTTATGTCCAGTTTATGATTAAACACTACTTGTCAGAGTTACGACCTAACGGCGGCTCATCTATCAAGGATCAGGTTAATCGATTAGAAGCGCGTGTCGATACAATCATCGAGCTGTTAGGTAAGTAACACTTATCCCATGACAGCCAAGAAGAAGCCTGTTACGCGGAGAAAGAAGGTTATTGACCTTGACACTTATTCTGCTTTGGACGCTTACTGTATTAGTATCAATGAGTATTTTAAGTCATTGAAAAGAGCCGGGTTCAGCGAGACTAATGCCCTGTGGATTATTGCAGAGCGTGACGCTTTCCCTGATTGGATTCTTCCCACACTTCCAAACAAAATCGATGCTGATCCATATGAGGACGAGGATTAAACAATGAAGCGGACTGTGGTTCTTCCCGATTTGCAATGTCCTTATGAAGATTCACATTTAGTAAATAACCTAGCCCTCTTTATTAAGGCATACCGCCCTGATGCAGTCCTAACAATTGGTGATGAAATCGACCTTCCCCAGGTCTCACGTTGGGAAGAAAACAAGCCCGGATGGTATGAGCAGACTCTTGCATCTGACAGAGACCACACAGTAGAAGTTCTTTGGAAGCTGACAGAGCATGTCAAAGAAGCCCACATGATCCGCAGTAACCACACCGATAGGCTATACAAGGTAATCATGAACAAGATTCCAGCCTTTCTTAGCCTTCCTGAATTACGCTTTGAGAAGTTTTTGAAGCTCGATGAACTGGGAATAAAATTTTGGAAAGAGCCAATGCCTATAGCAAAGGGCTGGATTGCCATTCATGGGGATTTAGGGGGTCTCAATCCCAATCCAGGAATGAGCGCGTTGAACCAGGCTCGCAAGCATGGCGTTAATGTCATTATGGGGCACACCCACAGAGCCGGCAGGAGTGCCCATTCAGAGGCTTCTAACGGGGTTTTAAGACGCGTTCTCCATGGAGTTGAAGTAGGACACGCCATGAACCTAAAACAGGCTAAATACGTCTCTACACCTAATTGGCAGCAAGCCTTCGCCATCGTCAAGGAACATGGAAAGAACGTGCAGGTTGATCTGATTTACGTGGAGAAAGATGGGACATTTATCGTGGATGGCAAGGTCTATGGACGGGTTCGCTAGACCTGACTTTGGGGATGAGTCTGTGGATAACATTGTTATCGTTTCGTTATCAAAACATGGTTGGTGTCGTCTAGTCCTGATGTAATCTTTCCCTGTAGGCAAAATTTGTACTACAGAAAGGGCTCAAATGTTTTCTACAATTTCAGAAGTAGAGCAAGACTTTGAAAGACTGACAGAAGTATCAATGCTATTCCACGGATCAGACTGGGAAGCTCAAGAAGGTCGCTTTACAGATGGCGACATTAACTACAGCCACAAGGTTGCTTACTGGTTTGAGCGATATTCAGATGTTGTTCTAGCCAAGGCATTACTTAAAGGCATGAACGAGGACTACACAGTTCTGTTTGATTCAGTCATGGAACAATGGATTATCACATCAACCTATGCGACTGTGACGTGGCGATAATGAATCACGATCACATTGTTATCTTCTCAATGCTAGTAGGCGCTTTGCCTGGTTTTCTGTTTGGCTACATGAAGGGGCATGAGAACGGGCTAAAGCAAGCCCGCCAGTCTTATCGCCGCTTTACACGTCAGATGGAACAGCACAAGGTTAATCGATGAACGCCCGTGACTACCTCAACGAAGCGCGAGCTACTATCCAGGACAGAGGACTTGATTACGGTCACCCTCAAGACAATATGCAGCGAACAGCCGCACTTTGGAGTTCATACCTCGAAATGCCAGTTACAGACTATCAGGTGGCAATGTGTATGGCATTGGTCAAAGTCGCAAGAAGCATGGAAACTGCAAAGACAGACACTTACGTCGATCTCACAGCGTACGTCGCAATAGCGGCACAGCTACACACAGAGGAGAATGAACTCTATGTTTAATTTAGCGGAATATCAGACATGTGCAGAAAGACTAGAACTCTTTTGGAAGGAACATCCAGATGGAAGAATTGACACAAAACTTATTGAGGCGAGTCCTACTCGCTTTATCGTTCAGGCTTTTATTTATAGAACTGAAGCTGATCAACACCCTTGGGCTTCTGGGCTCGCAGAAGAAACGGTTTCGGGTCGTGGAGTCAATGCTACTTCTGCTCTTGAGAACGCGGAAACTTCGGCTTTGGCGCGCAGCCTTGCAAACGCGGGTTACAGCCCTAAAGGAGACCCATCAAAGCGAGCAAGTCGAGAAGAAATGGCGAAAGTTCAAGAACAATCTAAAGTAAAGGCTGAACTAGATAAGGTAAAGGCTAAGATGGCAGAAACATCTAGCGAATACATACCAGTAGCAAAGGCAGATGATCCATGGACAACTTGGGAAGCACCGCAAGCTCAAACTTTAGAGAATGCAGTCGAGATGGTGAAATCATCACTTGGTGGCACAGCGCCGGACGAGAGTTGTATTCATGGGGCGAGAGTATGGAAGACAGGCAATAAAAAGACAGGCGGTCAATGGGGTCATTGGAAGTGCGTTGCTCAAATTCTAGGCGATGCACAACGATGTGATCCTATTTGGTATGAGATTGACAAAGAGACCGGGCAATGGAAGCCACAGGTGCAAAGATAATGGGACACTTGCAATTCTTAAATCAAGACGGCGAATGGGAGATATTCCCAACACCGGAACAAGAAGCCAATCTAAGGGCTAACGCAGAGCTCTTAGAAGAATTGGGTTACAAGTTGCTTTGCCAGTTATGTAATCAGTTCCCAAATGCAAAGCAGATTAGACAACGTTACCTAAAGCATGAATGGGTCTGCGAAAAATGTAGCACAATTAACTCTGCTGGCAAGGCATGACCTAATCGATGCCTAGTCAGAGTCGGAAGCACCGCGGTTACGCCACAGAGAGAAGCGTTGCGTTATTCCTGTCGCAATGGTGGGGTGGAGCTGCGGTGCAGCGAGGGAACGGCAAGGATGTTGTAAACGTACCCTTTGACTGCGAAGTAAAGAGTCGCAGCACCTTCGCTCCGAGAGAATGGCTCAAACAAGCCGCCAAAAGAGCCGCGGTTCACAATGAACTTCCGTTCGTGGTGTGCCGCATGAATGGACAATCTGATAAGCAGGAAGTCGTGCCTGAATATTTAGCATTCATGCGGTTTGGTGACTTGGTTGAGTTATTACTTAGAGCCGGTTACGGCGATATTCATAAAGATTCAGTACAATTAGAACCTGAACGTTGCACATCATGTGGATCGTGGAAGTTAAAGGAAGTCCCATGCAGGACATGTTCTAATGCCGATTTATGAGTTCCAATGCGACAACGAGGATTGCGAAGCTGATGCGAGAATAGAGAAAGAATTATCCATGTCAAAGGTTCAAGACGGAATTGAATGCCCATTCTGTAGTGAACCCATGCGAAAGGTGTATTCAAGTGTTCCGGTTCATTTCAAATCTAATGGGTTTTATTCAACAGATAAATAGTTATGCACACCTGTGGATAAGTAGGGTGCGACACGCATTCAACGCGGGAGTTATCCACATATTTGACAGGCATGATATCCTACAGGCTAGAGCCCTTAAAGGGGCTCACACAGCGCCGCTGAAGCGGGTAGCGCTGGGGGTAGCATTCGGATTAGTGGGAGCTCTATGCTTACCCATGGGTCACGCATCTAGTGGCTCAATAGAAGCAATTGATCCAAAGACTTATGTACGTTCTACAATGAATAAAAAACAAGCTACATGCCTATCAAGACTTATAGGTAAAGAGAGTGCTTGGAATGCACAAGCAATAGGCAATCTATCAAGTCCTACTAAGAGTTATACCTATGGACTATTACAGCTAAAGAATCCCATTGCTAAAGATATTAGTGCTATTGAACAGATACACTTAGGACTTAAGTACATTGACCACAGGTATGATGGTGATACATGCAAGGCATGGAATCATTGGAAGAATAGAGGATGGCATTGAGTAGCAAGAAGGGTGATCCTCGAAATACCAAGGCTTACCGCAGAGCTAGGCTCAAGGTGTTGGTTAGAGATGGGCATGTGTGTGTCTATTGTGGTTCAAACGAAGACCTAACTATTGACCACGTCTTGTCTATTAAGAACCATCCTGAACTGTCCATGGATTTACTCAACATGGTTATTGCTTGCAAGTCGTGTAACAGCAAAAAGGGCAGCCGCTCACAGGGCGTTTTTTTAGCACAAAGGGACACCCCCCCTGTCTTTCAGTCCTTTCTCTCCCCGGAACGCTCCAAGCCAGTCGAAGACAGTCCATTTACAGCCAAGCCAATGGACAATTAACCCGATGGCAACCAAAGGTGTCAAAAGGTTACGAGGGGCAACCAAACCAAGGGTTCACACGCCATTACTCAAAGGCAAAACTAGAGGCGATGAAGTAGTTGAGTTTGCAAAGCAACTAGGCGAGCCCTTAATGCCCTGGCAAGAACTAATTGTTCGAGATTTCTTTACAGTCGATAGCAAAGATAAATTTGTGAGACGTAGCGGATTGCTCATGGTTGCTCGCCAGTCCGGAAAGTCATATTTAGGTCGGATCATGTGCCTAGCGCACCTTTTCCTGTTTAAGAGTCCTAGAGTCCTGATTGCGTCATCTAATCGAGCAATGGCGCTAGTTTCCTTTCGGGAGATGTGTTATCTGATTGAGAGCAACGATTTTCTCAATTCGCAGGTTAAAGCCATCAGATATGCAAATGGAACAGAGTCCATCGAGCTACTGCCTGAATTTGGCGGTGGTCGCTTAGATGTGGTCGCTGCGACCAGAGATGGATCGCGTGGACGCACTTCTTATTTTACATGGGGCGATGAGTTACGCGAATGGTCTACAGAGGCTTTTACTGCAATCACTCCTACAACTAGAGCAACTGATGGTCAGACCTTCTGGACTAGCAATGCCGGTGATGCTTTTAGTGAACCGCTTAATTCTCTCAAAGAAAGAGCTAGCGAGAATCCACCTAAGACATTTGGCTATTACGAGTATTCAGCTCCTAACATGCTAAAGATTGACACGAAGTCAAAAGAGTTTTGGGATGGCGTGGCTCAAGCCAATCCAGCGCTAGGAATTAGAGTTTCGAGGGAAGCCATTGAGGAAAGCCTCTCAACCTCTAGTCATGAGGCAATCATGACGGAATTACTTTGTTTGTGGGTTTCGAGCTTGCAATCTCCCTTCCCACCCGGATCACTTGAGGAATGCGGCGACAATGACTTGCAAATGTCTCCAGGTGCGTACACAGTATTTGGCTTTGACGTTTCACCTTCGAAAAGAATGGCTACATTATGCGCAGGTCAGATTTTGCCTGATGGTCGCATTGGGGTAGGCATAATCCAGAAGTGGGATGATCCGATAGCGGTGAACGACCTCGATATTGCGGTGGGCATAAAAAATTGGTGCGATTTGTACCGCCCGAGGGCGATTATGTTTGACAAGTATGCCACCCAATCAATTGCAGACCGATTGTCCAATGCTGGACAGATCGTGGAAGATTGTTCTTCTCAAAATTTCTATCAGGCTTGTGGGGATTTGCTCGATGCAATTGTGTCGAAGAAAATGGTTCACAATGGGCAAAGGGATATTATTGAACAGTTTGAGAATGTAGCTGCCAAAGTTTCAGATTCAGCGTGGAGAATCATTAAGCGCAAATCTGCCGGAGATATTTCAGCGCCCATCAGTATTGCGATGATTGTTTGGAAATTAACCAAACCACAACAGGTAGCGGCTATATACTCGGAATGACCTACATGTAGTGTATAATTGCCCTCTATGGGTCTCTTTTCGCGTAAGCCACAAATCATTGAAGCGCAATACGCACCGCAGGTCATGGGCGAGAATATGCCTAGCCTGTACAACGCAATTTTTGCAAGAGTTTCACGCCACGATGCTATGTCAGTTCCTAGCGTTGCCAGAGCCCGTAACCTTATTTGTGGCACAGTAGCTTCTATCCCTCTTGAGTATTACAAAACATCAACGGGTGAAGTAATTGCACCTCCTCGATGGATCAAGCAACTATCTAAGAATCAGCCATCATTTGTCACGCTTACTTGGTGCGTTGACAGTCTCCTGTTTTATGGGGTCTGTTATCTTTTAATTACAGAGCGATATTCCGAGGATGGACGCCCTGCATCATTTGAATGGGTTGCAAATTCTCGCGTTACATTTACAACTGACCTAGAAGGCATAATGGTCACACAGTATTACGTTGACATGAAGCCGATTGACATGAACGATATTGTCACAATCCAGGGCTTTGATGAAGGCGTATTAGATCGAGGCAGCCGCACTATCCAAGCAGCCATTGACGTAGAACGCGCAGCAGCAGTCAATTCTGCACAACCGCAACCGGCTGGATATCTTAAAAACACAGGAGCAGACCTACCACCAAGCGAGGTCTCTGGACTTCTTGCAGCTTGGAAGCGTGGCGCACAGTCAAACTCAACTCGATACTTAACATCTACTCTTGAATACAACGCGGTTGCATTTAGTCCTAAAGACATGATGTATAACGATGCAATCCAGAACCTATCAACACAGATTGCTCGCACCATGAACGTCCCTGCTTATTACTTGTCCAGCGACATGAACGCAACAATGACTTATGCAAACGTAACTGAAGAAAGAAAACAATTTTATTCTCTATCCATCGAGCCTTACGTTCAGGCGATACAGAGTCGTTTATCAATGGACGATATCTCTACATCAGGACATGAAGTCAAGTTTGCGGTATCAGATACATTCCTCAAGCAAGACCCACTTGTCGAGATTCAGGTGCTTGAGAAGCTCTTATCTCTTGGGTTAATTACAACTGAACAGGCTATGTCAATGACGGATTTAACTCCTAATGGAAGCGAAGGACTGTAATGGATCAACTAATTATCGAAGCATCATCTATTGAGTGCAATGAAGATCGCAGAGAAATCAGCGGCAAGATTGTCCCTATGGGTACAGGCGAGATTGGCAATACCAACATGGGCGGCGTTGTTTTTGAAGCCGGTTCTATTCAGATTGATGACCCGTCGAAGATTCGTTTATTGTCGCAACATGACGTCAAGAAGCCCGTTGGACGCATGATGACAGCAACAGTTCGACCAGATGGCATCTATGCAACATTTAAGCTCTCACGATCAACCGGAGGCAATGACGCACTTATCCAAGCACAAGAAGGTTTAGTATCCGGGCTTTCTGTAGGTGCAGAAGTAATTGAATCAAAGCCATCACGCGATGGACACATAGTTGTCTCATCAGCACGTCTCAAAGAAGTTTCTCTCGTCACCGAGCCAGCATTTAAGTCTGCTCAAGTGCTAGAGATTGCAGCAGAGGAATCAACCCCTGTTGAACCAACACAACCAGAAAGCGAGCCACAAGTGGAAGAATCAACCACTCCGGTAGAAGCTCCAGCAGTTGAA